AAAAGTAAATGCGTGTTTTGATAATTGAGCCAAGGAAATGTCCCCATGTTGCCGAGATTGACGGCTCTTTGAAATCCATGCAAGAGATAGTCGGCGGTTATATCGAAGTCATCTGTCCATTTGCGGACAAGGTGGCGATTGTTTGCGATGAGGATGGGAAATTAAAACCCGATACGGAATGGAATCGATTGATACCGGAATGTGGCGACATCATCAAGGGTACGTTTTTCATTTGCGGAGTCGATGGCGAGGAATTCACCGACCTATCGCCGGAGCTGATAGAAAAGTATGCGAACTACTTCCGGAGCTATTTCATTCCCATCCGAATTGACGAGAACGGCAGCATTCACGTTATCGACTGATTCTTTCGGTTTCTTGCCCACAAAGCCTCCACGTTTCGGCGTGTGGGGCTTTTGCCGATACAGCGGAAAACTACCACTTTTGAAAAACAAGCCCACACGTGCGAACGTGGCGATTCCGTTTTTCCTTTGGTGTATACTACACAAATACCTCGCCGAAGTACAGCCTCTTATTCTGTACATTTAGCCGCTTGCTATTATTCCAAAACAGAGTTAATATACACACAACGCAAGGGAAACCAAGCGAAAAACAAAATTTTTGGAGGAAACGAAAATGATTAGTTACGCAGAGGCATTGAGCAGAGCAAAGGCAAACAGAACCGATTGGAACGAACGGGAGCGAATCGCAAAGGCAATCATCACTTGGGTGGACAGCGAGTACGAATACGAGTTGGAAATCGAAAACGAGGGCATGGACGACACCGAATTCACCGATTGGGTGGAGAAAAACGCCGAGGCATTTGCCAAAGAGGACGCAGTCGAAAACGAAACAGCCTTTGATGAGGTTTATCGCATCGACTACGAAACGGAAACGATTGACGATGATGCCGAGTTCGAGGAAGACTACGAAGCATGGGCAGAATTTGAATGGGAATGCCAAAACGACCGATAAGCCAAAAGCCTACCACCAAAACAAAAAGCCTCGGAACGCCGAGGCTTTGGCTCGTACAGGTTTTTCGTTTCCCCCACTGCGAGCATTGATGTATACTACACAATGAACTGCCGCGTTCTCCTCCGATTTTTCTGTTAGTTTAGCCGCTTGCTATTCCTCCGGTTGTATTGTAATATGGGTACAACGGAACGGGAAATACACCGACCGAATTCAATTTTACGGAGGAATATTTATGTGGCACGAAGGATGCATTGCAGTCAATGGGATTGCTTTTCACTACCAAGCAAAGGTTTATGACGTAGGCAGTATTTACGGTATCCGGCAAGGACGAATTTCCAAGCTGACGTTGAAACAAGACGGCGAGGTTGTTCTGAATTACGACCGAGGCTGGGATGTAAAACCTACAACACCGGAAGCTGAAATAGCCTTGGAAATCCTGATATACGATTATGCATAATTACAAAAACTAACCCCCTACCCTGCACGGAGCCGAAAGGCTCTGTTGCTCGTTCATATCTATTTTGGCATCCGTAAGGGTGTTTTTTTATTGTTTGGAGGCACGAGAAATGCGAAGATTAAAGGATTACAAGCCGACAAAATTCATGGCTGCGGATTCTGCATACAACAAGCAAGCGGCGGATTACGCTGTCGGTTTTATCGAGTGCCTCTGCCACACGAAGGGCACGTGGGCTGGGAAACCGTTTGAATTGATTGACTGGCAGGAGCAGATTATTCGTGATATTTTTGGAATCCTCAAACCAAATGGATATCGGCAATTTAATACTGCATACATTGAAATAGCTAAAAAGCAAGGCAAATCAGAACTTGCCGCTGCCGTTGCACTGCTTCTCACCTGTGGCGATGGTGAACAGCGAGCCGAAGTGTATGGTTGTGCTTCTGACCGACAGCAAGCTTCTATCGTTTTTGATGTCGCTGCCGACATGGTGCGAATGTGTCCGGCATTGAACAAGCGAGTTAAAATCCTATCCGCACAAAAGCGAATCCTCTTCCTCCCAACGAACAGTTTCTATCAAGTCCTATCCGCCGAAGCGTACTCCAAGCACGGCTTTAATATACATGGTGTGGTGTTCGATGAGCTACATACACAGCCGAATCGAAAGCTATTTGACGTTATGACCAAAGGCTCCGGCGATGCCAGAATGCAGCCGCTGTATTTTTTGATTACCACCGCCGGAACGGATACCCATTCGATTTGCTACGAGACGCATCAAAAAGCGAAGGATATCCTTGAGGGCAGAAAAATAGATCCAACCTTCTATCCTGTGATTTACGGTGCGGATGAATCGGACGATTGGACTTCTCCGGAAGTTTGGAAGAAAGCGAATCCCTCGCTTGATATCACAATCGGCATCGATAAAGTAGAAGCTGCTTGTAATTCCGCAAAACAAAATCCCGGCGAGGAGAACGCTTTTCGGCAATTGCGGTTGAATCAGTGGGTAAAGCAGTCTGTCCGCTGGATGCCGATGCAGAAATGGGATGCTTGCAAAAGAAGTTTCACGGAAGATTTTCTTGCCGGACGCACTTGCTACGGCGGTCTGGATTTGTCCAGCACGACCGATATTACCGCATTCGTTCTGGTTTTTCCGCCGGAAAATGAAGACGATTGCTACTATGTCCTACCATACTTTTGGCTTCCGGAAGAAACATTGCCGCTTCGTGTTTGCCGTGACCATGTGCCTTATGATGTTTGGCAGCGGCAGGGATTCTTGCAGACCACAGAGGGTAATGTGGTGCATTACGGCTTTATTGAAAATTTCATTGACAATCTTGGAAAGAAATTTCACATCAAGGAGATTGCCTTCGACCGATGGGGAGCGGTTCAGATGAGCCAGAACTTGGAAGATTTAGGATTTACGCTTGTGCAATTCGGACAGGGCTATCGGGATTTATCTCCATCAACGAAAGAGTTAATGCGATTGACATTGGAGCAAAAGCTCTGCCACAGCGGGCATCCGGTTCTTCGCTGGATGATGGATAACATTTTCATCAAAACCGACCCTGCCGGAAACATCAAGCCGGATAAGGAAAAATCCACAGAGAAGATTGACGGTGCGGTTGCCTTGATTATGGCACTGGACAGAGCCATTCGCTGTGGACTTGGTAATTCTGGGGTGAGTGTTTATGATGAGAGGGATCTTCTAGTGCTATGAAAAAACAGAAAGATTCAGGACTTGTATAACTCTATTCTTTATGTTATAATATTGATATGATTATGGTGCAAAAGGAGGAATGCACAGATGAATATATATTTCAATAACGCCTTAATTGGCACTACAACTGTGCAATGCAGCGTAACTTTGCCGAACAGAATCGATTACTATTCTTCGCATAAAGTTAACGATGAAGTTAGAGGATACTTAGTTTTTGATGGGACATGGAATTTTATTCCGCCATGTAGTGTGCAAAAAGAATTTAAAATACAAAAACTTGCTCTAATTCTGGAATCGCCGCATAAAAATGAGTATCAATCAAACAGTTATATTCCAATTGGACCAGCAAGGGGCACTTCTGGTGAAAGAATCGAAAGATGTATTGTGAATAGACAATGGGTTAGACAGCTTGATTCCAATTGTGTTTACGAAATATGTGTTATGAATGCTATACAGTATCAATGCTCCGCATGGAACTATATAAGTGGCTTTTCAAAATTGGATACAGTTCTACGCAATAACTTATTTAAAAAGATGTGGACAGGTTTTGCCAGAAAAAGTTTTGTTCACAGAATAGAAGATTATTCACCTGATAAGATTGTGAATTGCTGTACAGGTATGACGACTGATAATACCGGAAATGTATGTCCTCAACGGAATAGCTTAGCTGATTTAGTTGAAAAGGCGATACAAACATCATTTCAAGGCTCTCACATATGTGACTATCACCCTGCTACTCTCGGGAAAAAACAATGGAAATAATACACTAAAGCACTTGCAGCTGCAGGTGCTTTTTTCATACCTAAAAGGAGTTGATATAAATGGGAATTTTCAGCGGACTTTTCAAGTCCAGAGACCATCCCAAAAACAGCTACGACAGCCCATCCTACACCTACTTTTTCGGTCGTTCCAACAGCGGAAAACGAGTCAGCGACCGAACCGCTCTACAGCATACTGCCGTGTATGCCTGTGTTCGAGTGTTGTCAGAAGCAATCGCACAGCTTCCCTTGCACGTCTATCGATACACAGAAAATGGAAAAGAGCGTGTACCCTCGCATCCGCTTTTTTACTTACTCCACGACCAACCGAATCCGGAGATGACTTCATTCGTTTTTCGAGAAACCTTGATGTCACATTTGCTGATTTACGGCAACGCCTATGCTCAGATTCTCCGCAACGGCAAAGGCGAAGTCCTCGGCTTGTATCCGTTAATGCCGGATAAAATGAAGGTCGACCGTGATGAGAAAAACCGTTTGATATATATTTACAGCCGCTATGATGAGGCAAATCCAAACTTGAAAGAGCAAGGCGATATTGTGCTGTATGCCGATGAGGTGCTGCACATTTGTGGTCTAGGATTTGACGGCTTGGTCGGCTATTCTCCGATTGCAATGGCGAAAAATTCTATCGGGATTTCTATCGCCTGTGAGGATTACGCCGCTTCCTTTTTTGCAAACGGAGCAAGCCCGTCCGGTGTGCTGGAACATCCGGGCGTGATTAAGAATCCGGAGCGGCTTCGAGACGCTTGGGCAAAAGCATACGGCGGACATAACTCGCACAGAGTCGCTGTGCTGGAGGAAGGCACACACTACACGCCGATTTCGATTCCAAACAATGAAGCACAATTCTTAGAAACTCGCAAGTTTCAGGTAGAAGAAATCGCTCGCCTGTACCGTGTGCCGCTGCACATGATTGGCGACTTAGACCGTGCCACGTTCAGCAACATCGAACAGATGTCACTGGAATTTGTGATGTACAGCCTTGACCCTTGGATTGTTCGATGGGAACAAGCACTGCAAAAGGCACTCTTATCGGATTCTGAAAAAGGACAGTATTTTATCAAATTCAATGTAGACGGACTATTGCGTGGAGATTATGCAAGCAGAATGCAAGGCTATGCTACTGCACGGCAGAATGGTTGGATGTCCGCAAATGACATTCGCCAATTGGAAAATATGAACTTAATTCCGGATGAATTGGGTGGAAATTTGTATCTCTGCAACGGCTCTTACACAAAACTACAAGATGCCGGAGCAGCGTATGCCAAAACATCCGAGAACATGGAGGTAAGACATGAATAAATTTTGGAACTGGGTAAAAAATGAGGATTCCGGCGAAACGGAGCTGTATTTTGACGGACCCATCAGCGAGGAAAGCTGGTTGAATGATGAAATCACACCGGCAAAATTCAAGGAGGAACTCGCTCATCACGCCGGCGATTTGACCGTTTGGCTGAATAGTCCGGGCGGAGATGTGCTGGCGGCAAGCCAGATTTACACGATGCTGAAAAATCATAAAGGCAGGATTACCGTAAAAATCGATGCCCTTGCAGCTTCCGCTGCTTCTGTTGTAGCGATGGCTGGCGATAAAACTTTGATTTCACCTACTGGCATGATTATGTGCCACAATCCAGCAACTTTAGCGATGGGAAACAAGGCGGACATGGAAAAGGCAATCGAGCTGTTGGAGGAAGTCAAAGAATCGATTATCAATGCTTATGAAGCGAAAACCGGTCTTTCAAGAAGTAAGATTTCCAAAATGATGGATGATGAGACTTGGATGAATGCCAAAAAAGCGTTGAAATTGGGCTTTGTCGATGGTATTTTGTTTGCGAAACAGGATGAATCTGAACCGGAGGAAGAAAAAGAGCCGGAGAAAAATTCTGATTCAGCCGAAATGCTCTACACGCCATCCGTAACGGCAGCATCATTCTTACAAAAATTAACCGCCACGCAGCCGACCGGCATTCCCATCGACCAGTTGGAAAAGCGGCTGTCGTTGCTGCGAAACTAGTATACCATTAATAAAGGAGTTTTGACTATGACAATCAAAGAACTGCGAGAGAAACGCACGAAGGCTTGGGACGAAGCAAGAAATTTTCTGGATTCCAAGCGAACTGACAGCGGTCTGCTGTCGGAAGAAGACGCTGCAACCTATGACAAGATGGAAGCGGACGTGGTGAATCTTGGCAAGGAAATTCAGCGTCTGGAGCGTCAGGCTCAGCTGGACGCTCAGCTGAATGCACCGACTTCTCAGCCTGTTCTGTCCGCTCCACATGTACAGATTGAGCAGACGAAACGCACCGGAACAGCCTCAGCTGCCTACAGCAAGGCGTTCTGGAACAGCATCCGCAACCGGAATTTTGCCGACATTCGGAATGATTTACAGATCGGCGAGGATACGGAAGGCGGCTTTTTAGTGCCGGACGAGTTTGAAAAAAAGCTCATTGAAGCTCTGAAAGAGGAAAACGTGTTCCGTCCTCTGGCAACGAAAATTCAGACCGCATCCGGCGACCGCAAGATTCCGATTATCACGCAAAAGGGCGAGGCAGTTTGGATGGAAGAGGAAGAAGCCTATACTTTGTCGGATGATACTTTTGGACAGCTTAGCCTTTCCGCCTATAAAGTTGGCACGGCAATTAAGATTTCGGAAGAGCTTCTGAACGACAGCGTTTTCGACCTTCCGGCATACATTACGAAGGAGTTTGCACGCAGAATCGGGGCAAAAGAGGAAGAAGCCTTCTTGATTGGCGATGGTGTCGGCAAGCCGACCGGTGTTTTTGCAGCCACTGGCGGAGCAATGGACGGCGGAACCACAAGCGGTGCAAACATCAGTTTTGACGATATGCTGGAATTGTTTTATTCCATCAAATCGCCTTATCGAAAGAAAGCAGTCTGGTTACTCAATGAACAGACGCTGAAAAATCTGCGGAAAATTAAGGATTCCAACGGGCAATATATCTGGCAGCCTTCGATTTCTGCGGGTATTCCGGACACGATTTTGAACCGTCCCTACGTCACTTCCGTGTACGCTCCTACGCCAGAAGCCGGAAACAAGGTGGTTGCATTCGGCGATTTCTCGTACTATTGGATCGCTGACCGGCAAGGCAGAAGTATGAAGCGACTGAACGAATTGTTCGCCATGAATGGACAAGTCGGCTTCCTTGCCAGTCAGCGTGTCGATGGAAAATTGATTCTGCCGGAAGCCGTGAAAACGCTGACCTTAAAGGCGTAAAAAAGAAAGCGGGTGGCGTGGGTGGTAACATTAAACGAAGCGAAAAATTATCTGCGAGTGGACTATGAGGAGGACGATGCTTTGATTCGGCAGCTATTGCAGACGGCGAAAAATCTGGTGAAAGACGTGGGCAGAATGGATGAGAAAAAGCTTATGGAAAACGAAGATACGACAAGAACAGCGATGCTATTTTGTCTTGGCTACCTTTATGAAAATCGTTCCAATCCGGATTATCACGCTTTAACCATGAGCCTCCGTTCGATTCTGTTCGCACAACGAGAGGGCGTGATTTGATGGAAATCGGAAAGCTGAATCATCGGATTACGATTCTGGAACAATGTATAAAGATTGACGAAATTGGAAATCACACAAGTCGGTGGATAGAGAGCTTTTCTCTTTGGGCGAGCGTGACGGCGAAAAATTCTTCCGAAATAACGGATACCGGAGTCACTCGAAATATTCAGACACTGGAATTTCTGGTACGGCAAAAATCATGTGCAGCATGTCTCAATACCACACAGTTTCGGGTACTTTTCCAAGGCAGAGTCTACGACATCACCGGCATTCTCCCCTACTACGACCACAATGCATATTTGAAAATCCAAGCAACCGCAAGAAAGGCTGGTGATCCGGATGCAGCATGAAATTTCTGTAGACGAAATGGCAAGAACGATTGCGAGCGGCTTGCAGGATTACGCCAATCTTGCGGACGCAGAAGTCAAGAAAGCAGTCTGCAAAACGGCAAATTCTGTCAAGCGTGAGGTTTCGCAAAATGCTCCGAAAAGAACGGGGCAATATGCGAAAAGTTGGAAAACCAGAGTCACCGGAGAAAGCAGCCACAATCTGAAAGTTACGGTCTACGCCGGAAAATATCAGATTGCACATTTGCTGGAAAATGGTCATGCGAAGCGTGGCGGAGGGCGTGTGGAA